GTGTCTTTCTGGTTTTGTAAAGTTGACTCTTCACTTAATGGTAAGGTCGGCTAAGGCGCTCGAAGCCATGTTAACTCCCTTAGCAATGCCCCCGTAGGGGCCTGGGATGTATGACATGGCTCCCGAGACAGTTCTAACTACATTTAAGATTCGTTCCCACAGTCCGGCGTTTTCGAAATAACTAACGCCGGGCGGCAAACTGAGAAGGATTTGTCTGTAGCAATCCATGGCTAATTTATCTTCCTGAGGGGAAGGTAAAGTATATTCATAGAGTGGTTCGACACTGTTGACTTTGTATTCAACACATGACCACGTCTTAATCAAGGCGGTGCATGTGGTAGAAAGTCCCGAAATCCTGATCACAATGGATTCAGTTTGTCCCATACCTGTGTATGGTGAGGGGCCGGTAGATCGTCCTAATTTTCCAAAGTGTTGGGTTGCGTCCAAATGAACGGGGCAGGTATCATATCCTTCTACGATCGGGCGAAACTCAAATTCCTTGTCCATATTACCGGCTACGGCGAAAACTCCTAAATTAAAAGGAGCAGCATACATGTTAACGATGGTCGAGTTCAAAGACTCAAGACCTGCTACGGCGTATGCATTGCCTGCCGTTCCGGCTATGATACCAGCTGTGCTGGTGTTTTGGAAAATGGGTGCCTTAAAGCACTGGATGTTCCCTGACCACGTCATTGCGTTGGTCGTCGGAACCAATTCGGCGCACAAGGAGGCTATTCTATAGCCGGTCAACTTGTTAGATGCTTGAGCACCCGACTTAGGCCCGAACAATTGCTGAGTATCCGAATACGGATTCTCTAAAAGTTCGTCGGTGACGATAAAGGCTGAGCCGGCTGCTTTCTCAATAATGTAATAAGCTATACCAGGAACTGGGGCTATCACAATGAAATAATCTTTGCCAGAATTAAAGGTTAGGGGCTGAACTAGCTTGTGCTTCTTTACGAGAACACGGCCAGTAAAGCCATCTGGAATGCCTGTCGCCCCGTCAGCTGTAAAATCGGGTGGGGCAAAGGCTGCTTTCAGAAATTCAGAACCTTCTTTGGATAATTTTGGGTTTCTTATAAAGGCAACGGACCTTCTGGGCCTCATGAGAGACCCGGATATTGTTGGTCCTGGTTGTATATAAGAATTAAATGGTTGAGCTGCCACGCGATTTGAGTCTCGTTGGCGTCTCTTAGCGCTCTTTGACATTTGAGCGGTCTTCTTTTGTTTGGGCTGTTTAGACTTAACAGCCGGGGTGCTTCGTTGATTATTCATCTTGGGTTGCCAAATACTTTTCAGTATCGTAATGAGGCCCCTCCACCTCATAGTAGCCCACAGACTTGACTTGGTCGAGTATACGACTGTAATCCGGGTGGGTTTGCATCTCATCAGCAAAAGCCAACATAGTCCCAAAGAAATCTTTGTGGGTCTTAGGGTTTTGGTGTAAGAGATTCATAACCATCTTCTCGGCGTTAACGGCGTACGTGTTGGTTGGGGTGTAGATGTGACTGCAGAACTCGAAGGAGTCGGTTACGGGAAGGTATTCTTTCAAAACTATCCCGAGCTCGGCATACTTAGCCTTGGCGTCAGGTACAAGATGTTCAACTGTATCGTCACCTGCTGCTATGGTCTTCCGAGACCCTACAAGATCAGCGATCCGAACTCTCATGAAGGAATTGCCACGGCTAGTTCTTAACTTACCGGAATTAACAATTCCTCCGAAATTCGGCATAACCATCTCTCCGTCAGAAAACTGATAGATGTTCTCGGACTCAAGATGAGCTTTTGCTCGAATCAAATGAGCCCAATCTTCGGATGGGTTTTCGCATAATTTTATGAGGGTGTCTGCTTCGTCTAGAATCATCCACTTTTTAACATTTAAGTCCCAGCCGGAAACGTCGGCGTAACACATCTGCAGGCCGCTATTGATGACATCGTCATAAACGGACTTATTGTCGAGAGGTGTGAAGCCTATACCGGGTTTGGATGGAATCGTCTGCCAATTCCTGATCTCTAATTTACAAATATGGCGAGAAATTAACATCTCGATCACCTTATCTAATAGAGAAACAGACATTATTAGTCGAACTCGTCCTTCTTGAATCTTTCCTATTTTGTGGGGTTCGTTTTTCACGAACACGCGTATAGGATCCATCAAGCCTTGGTCAAGTCTGTCCTTCCGTCCCATAGCTTCCAACTCATGAATGGGTTTGGCCAAAATCCTTTCTATACGATCCAGGACCACATCGTTAAACAACTCTCCCATTTTGGATAAGAGGGTGTCGTTACGGGGGGCTAGTAGCGCACAGGGTGAACCCGGGCTTGCTTCGCCTTTAATGTGATCTTTCATTTCGTCGATTGCTTTTGACCAGTTATCCCTATCATAAGATTTTAAGTAACTGGGTAGTGTGTGTTGAATATATTGGGGTAATAAACGGGCATCAGATTCGTCCAATTCCTTTCTGCTAGGCACACGATATTCGGTTATGTGCTTATCTACTTGGAGTTTGAAACTGATCTTTTCTGCTGCTGCGCTGCGGTTTGGCCAGGCGTACGTTTTGTAACGGGAATCAATTTCGCAGAGGGCTTTCCATTTATCGGACTCTTCTTGTTGTTTACCACCTTGGAAGACGCACTTTGAGGTTCCGATTTTCGTGCTTTTGTTCGAGAACGGTTCCTCTTGGTCGTGCCAATGGTAGTAAGTCCCCCAGCAACTGCTGGGGCTTTGGAGTTTAAATGAACCGCAGAATTTGGTACTTGCTCTTCAAGAGGCTGATCGTTTTGAACTGTCTCCTTCCTAGCTTTCTCCCTTTGCCTACGACTAGCTGATTTTGTTGGTTTGGTTTCTCGGTCTTGTAAAACCTTTAAAACCTGCTCACTTATCATCTTTGCCATGTCGTGCGGGGAAACTACATCGGCGGCCTTAGAGGTTGAAGGTTGAACTTCAATCTTCTCGGTTACCGGAATGCTTCCACTAGACTGTAAATCCTGTATGGTTTCCTTATTGCGGTATTTGATTGTTTCTATCTTGGCTAGTGGGGTGTGTACTGCTCTGATTTCCATGGGATCTTTTGTTTTACCAAATTCTCCTGTTAGTACTGTCAAGTTTCCATTCCTCACCTGCACTGGATAGGCGTTTTCGTATCCTGTTTCGGTTATTGTATGCATGGGTGCATCAGGGGCTGTGGCCAACCGCTGGGCGTCTTTCTTGTCCATCTTGATGACGGGCATGATGTTGCCTGGTAGTACAGGGTATAAGTTGGATGTTGTTTTCAACATTTCACATACCTTTAATGCTACTTCTCCAGCTAAGTCGTGTTCTTTAACCGGTAAGATTATCTTTTCGACTATCTCTTCCGGAACCTTAGTCCTGATGATGTTCGTTGCTTCAATTGTTCCTTTTCGCCTTTCAGCGAGTCTCTTTTCCGTTAACGGTATGAGAGCGAAACCACAATTTGTACACGTATATCCTTTCTTGGTATGTATGCAATGACAAACACTGCATGTCCAAGGGCTTTCTTTCCTCATACAAATGATGGTATCTTTGTTGGGGTCGTAATAGACAGAATCTTCGTGTTGCAGGTTGCTGGTGTAAGCTGCGTTTCGTGCTTTCCTATCATGTTTAACCGTTCGCCCCACATTATTTCCTTTAGCTCCACTGCCGGTGGCATAAATCCTAAATTGCTTCCTATCTTTGTAGTTGTCGACTGCTCGACGTACGTTGTCATTGATAGTATCCAATTGAGCGTTCCAAGGTTGCGATGGGTCGGAGCGTTCCGTAAAATAAACTCGGAAATGCTCTTCCAATGCCTCTCGTCTCTCTCTCAAAATTCTTTCAGCATGTTCTTCACTGGTTTCATCTCTCCTGATGTAATCTGGGTGTCCTTCTTGTTCTTCCTCATCCTGATCCGGAACTTGCCAATATTCGATGTCCTGGAACATATCTTCATTCGTGGTGGACTCTTTCTTGGTATTTCGAAATACGGGGGGAACAACGCCGACATTACACTTTCCTTGTTGGTCGTGTTCTATGTGGATACCGATGATACGGTTCCTAGAATCGACTAGGGGAGCGCCTGATGTACCGGTGGTTGTGCTGGCATGATAAGAGATATGCCATGGTTTGGTGTTACTTGGTGAAACTGTTGCGCAGGAAAAACAAGGTTTACCCTGAA